CGCAGGTACTCGTGCGCGCCATCGTAATGCAAATCAAATGATTTGTAATAGTTCTCCAAATCTACCTGGGCATCCGGACTAATACCGAATGCCTTAAAATATGAATACCTAGTACTACCAGATACTACGGGCGTGGACTTTCCTCTGCAACTAAGAGGTGAATACTCGTCCATCTTAAACGGGACATACCCAGTCCCAGCGCGCGCTAAACTGGAATAAAACGCGTGCTGGATTGGTATTCCAGAATTAAGTGAACAACCTCCCTGACCTACAGCAGCACACCAACGGTGAAAAGTGGTTTTGCTGAGGAGAGAAGTCTTAGACATCACATCTTTACTCAAGGATTTGGACGGATTACGGACCATTACATAATGTCCGTCCACATTAATTGGACTACTACCACAAAAGACAATTTTCTCAAGAATATGCGCAGGTTCTTCAACCTTCATTCGAAAACCCAAATTAAGGAAATATTGTTTAGCATACTTTTGCACTTTAGCCAAATCGTCATTCTCAATTATGATAACAGAATCATCTCCATCTAAGAAGACTCTATGTTTCGTAATTCCGAGAAACTTGACGAAGCTAAACTGCATAGCACTATTGCCAACACAATTTCCAGAAGATGTATTTGGATCTCCACTCATGCGCATTCCGGTGACTGTAAAGGACAATTTTCCATCTGGGGCCCTTGCGCGACCCTTTGTCTCTAATTGCCACCTCATCAACTTAAGAAAATGCTTATCCCCAGGAAAATAGGCGGAATAAACGCGCGATTCAAACTTGAGCACGTCTTGCGACACACTCTGTTCGAACCTACTCGCGTCCATTGCAACAGCTACTGGCTTTCTGAACTCAGACCAGTACTGCGATATAATCTCGCCTCTTTCCTTGTGATTCATTCCTTTCAACACAACCTTGTAGCCGAACGTTTCTTCAACGGCTTTGTATATTAATTTTTCTATAGGCCTAATATATATGCCCAATGCCACTAGGTACTTATCGGATCTAGGGTTGATACCTCTAGGAGGAGGGTCCGGTTTTTCCGTCCAGTTAGTAGTCTCAAATTTCATAAAGTATTTCGTGTTCGCATCACGTTCACGAATACCTTCAATTTGAAGAGCTTTAGTAGCTAGAAGATAGCGCTGTTTCTTGTGTCCGCTAAACACGTTAGAAAAATCTAACATATCCATTGGTTTCACGTAAACTGCACGCCGCTTCATCACCTTTTCAAACTCCTCGACTACCCTGTCAAAAACTCCAGCCCTTGGCAGTGGCGGAAAAGAAAATTTTCCATTTTCACTAATGTAAAACAATCTTTCTTTCACTGCCCTCTCCATACCATCAATAGTGTTGTTATAAGCGCAGTAGCTATGGCCGGGTGACATTCCGGTTATAGCTGATAGAGCCCTGCGCTTCGTGGTCCTGCCCGGTTCCCTACTCACATGGAGTGCAGGAAGATCTGGCGCTAATGAGCGCGCCGAATCTACTCCATATGATGGGACCGGGCCCCCTCAATCGGGCGGCACAACTCGGATACTTTTATAGTATCCGAGCCACCACCTCAACGAGGGTTTCACCCAAACCGATCGAGGGGTATTGTATTCTACAATCCTCTCTTGTATCGGGTGGGCGGCAAAAATCGCCAATGCTCTAAGTTCCGACTCCGACGGAACAAAACAAAGAACGGCGAAAATATGCAAGGCATCCACGTGGTCAGTTCGAGTTATAGTACGCAAACGCAGGATCTTCTCATCAAAGAAATCATGGGCAGCCCGCACCATCGCTCGGTTTCTGGTTGGATTTGGATGTTTCATCCTAAATTCCTCAGCCAGTCCAGCAGCGAGTCGGTACGGTTGTGCCTCCATTTCTGTAAGAGAGTCGTTTGTCCTCAAATTGATCAAATGTCGGGCGAGCGCGACCTCTGCATCCGTGGCTGTGATTGCACTCCAATTGTGGAATGCTCTCATAACCCAGCGCAGAGCCGGCATCTTTGGCGCCCTTATCTTCTTACAAGACGCAACAAGTTTTGTAAGAAG